CCGAGGCGCTGGTACTGCTGGTCGAGCGCCTCCTGCAGCATCTGCGGCCGGAACTGGGCCAGCGCGCCCTGCAGGTTCCCGCCTCGCAGACCGCCCGTAGCCGATGCGTTCTGCAGCATGGCCTCTTCGCCCTGGCGCATCTGCGCCTGCAGGAGCGGGCTCTGCTCGATGCCTGCGATGGCCTGCTGCTGCGCCTCTGCGCCCTGCAGCCCGAGCATCGCCTGCATGCCCTGGAGCGCGGGCTGGCCGGCCTGGACGTATGGCTCCAGCAGCTTGCGCATCTCGTCAAACTGACGGCGCTGCTCCTCGATTCCGGCCTGTGCGGCATCGGCCTGCTGGCCTGCGGCTTTGCCCGCAGCGCGGGATTGCATGGCGCTACCAAGTAGCGCTGCTCCCATCGGGAGAAGAAAGTTAAGCATCGCGTTCCTCCGAAACGAGGATGCGAGCCGCTGGCCGCTCGAAACTCAGCACTCGCATCATACCCCCTAGCTAACCTCGCGTCCAGACACCCGCAGCGTGAGCGAGGTCGCGGCAGAGGCAATGGTCGAGATGAACCCACCCGGCGCGAGCACATGGCCCACCAGTTCCGGACACAGGTACGTCTCGTCAGGCTGCACGGTGCGGGTGTCGATCACGAGGTTCGACACGCCGGCCGACCCGCCGCTTGTGACGATGTTCACCGAGAACGTGCGCGACACGGTGTCCGTGTTCGTCACGGTGGCCTTGTCGATGATGGCCCGCACGTTCGTGGCGGTGTACTGCGTGGTCTGCGATGCCTCCATCTGCTTGGGAGGCACGAGCACGGTAACGGTTACGGTCATGATTCAATGCCCCCGATGTTGTTGGAGACGGTCAGTATTACGGACGGGATGCCCGGATGCGGAGCGACAGCCCCAGAGGCCAGCAACTGCACGCCGAGGTCCGTCACGCTGAACACGAGTTCGACGTAATCCCCGGCCTTGAGGTTGAAGAAGAAATTCAGCGCTAGGAACACCTCGGCATTGTTGCCCTTGACCCGCACCTGACTCGCGGAGTTCGTGACATCTGCGCCGTTCTTCCTAAACCACAGGTAGAACTCCTGATCCGTCGAGACGGTCGAGTCAAGCTGAATGCTGGTCTGGAAGTTGTAGATGCCCTCGGTGTCCACGTACACGCGCGATGTCGGCGCACCGATGTACACGCCACGCGACAGATCGGTCGTGTTGAACGTGATTTCCTTGGCCGTGTTAATCACGGTCGCCGTCTGCGTGGCGGTGCTGTAGAACGACCCGTAGCGACTGCGCTTGAACTCGCGCGGGGGCGGCGCAGTCTCCACGAAGTCCGCGATGTGCTTGAGCGCGAGCACCTGCTGCAGCGCAAGCGTGGCCTTGGCCTCGCACGCCGCGAGCATCGTGCCCAGCGCCTGCTCTGCGCTCTGCACCTGGCCCTGCGCGTCCGTGGCCGCTGCCTGCGCGTTGCCGGCCGCGAGCAGCACCTGCTGCACAACATCGGGCGCAATGTCCTCCACGATGGAGAACAGGTTCTCAAAGGCGCGAATCTGCTTCTGATCCGTCAGGAACGTGGCAAGCTGATCTCGCGTCAGGCGCAGCGGAGGCGTCTGGGTCGGCATCAGACGTTCAGCGGCTCAAGCCGCGCCTCCAGCCGCAGGAAAGAAATGTGTGCGTCCGAGTCGCCCCGGAAGCGCTGCATACGGATCGACTCCATGTGGCCCTGCTGGAACCAGACGAGGCGCTTGCGCGTGTCGCCCGTGCGACCGGCAGAGATGAACCGATCCTGACTCCACGACATGCCATCGGTGGAGTACGAGGTCGAGATGGTCGGATTCGATCCGATGGTCACGCGCCCCGGCAGAGCCACGAGTTCGAGTTCATGGAAGATCGCGCCCTTGGACTCGTTGTAGACGATGGGCGTCACGAACTCCCAGCGGGCTTTCTCGCCCCACTGGCTGCTGATCTTGCGGTCTAGGTAGCCAACCACCCCGTATGCGCCCTCGTCTGCGTCCAGCAGATCGCCCGCCGTCTCGGTTTCCAGCACATCGCCGCCTTCGGTCAGAAGCAGGCCGGTCTGGGGCTGGAGCGCAGGAGACCCCACGAGCCACTTGTCATAGGCCCAGACAAGATTGCGCGCCGGGTACTGCTCGAAACCCACCACGCCGCCCGTGAGCGTGAACCAGACCCGCATCTGCAGCGCCTGGCTGGCCGCGTGGTCATAGACCAGCGTGCGGTCGGGAAGGTGGACGTACAGCAGCTTGTGTGACCGGTCGATGCGGGCCTCCATCTTGACCGTGGCGAGTTGCGCCTCGGTGTAGGTCTGCAGCAGCAGATCAACGTCCTGCGTAGCCAACGATGCACTGGAGGCGTTGCCGCCGAGGTAGATGCTCGGAGGCTCGTTCCGGCCGCCGCCGAGGAACGCGAGGCCCTCGTCGCCAAAGACGCACACGGCGTGCGTGCCCACTGCGCCGCGCATGATCTGCGCGCCGTCTACACGCTGGAACGGGAACAGGTTCCCACCCACGTTGTCGAACACCTCGATGGTGTTGCGGTTGATCGCGTAGATCTCGTTGCGCAGTTTGAGCAGCGCGACCACAGGGTCGGGATCGACCTCGCTGCTGCCGTACTTGAGCGGGTTGACGGCAAGCGGGTTGCTGAGGTCGGTGACCACCAGAAACTCGCCGTCCGTGGTCATGAAATACCCATCAACCCACACGACATCGAGCACCGTTCCGAGGTCTGGGTCGGTGACTTGCGTCAGCGCCGCGCCGTCCCAGTAGTACAGGCTCCCGCCGCTGGCGATAGCCAGACGGTCGAAGGAATAGTCAAAGGTGACATATTCGCCCGCTGGCCCACCCACATCGCCCAGCACCGTGACAGCCCCGGCAGCCGACACGCTGACCAGTTTCGTGCCCATCACCCGGTAGCACACGCCACGCCAGTTGATGCCGCCACGGTCGGCAGAGTCGGCAAGCACGCCGAACTGCACCACGCCATCGTGCGGTCGCAGGTACTCCTGGCTCACGCCTGAGCCCTTTGGGACGGGCATCAGGTTGACCGGAAACGCGGTCCGAATGTCCGGGTCTGCGTCCGAGTAGATGCCTGCGACGATGGGGATTGCGGCCATGTCAGAAAGTCGGGAACGCCGCAGCAGGCGGCGTGAAGTTGGCGGTGTAGCGGGCTACGCCCTTGGTAATGCGGAGGTCGTCGATGTAGCCGTTTAGCGGATACGTAAAAGTCGCAAACGAATACCAATCTGCTATGTATACGTTTGCGGTAGCAGCGTAATTTGTTGAATCAGTATAGGTTGAGCCTATCTGCACCCCATCCAAAAACAGTCTCGTTGATGTGCCGCTGCGGGCCAATGCAATGTGATACCAAGTGTTGACTGCAAGCGTCCCGCCAGTAATTTGATCCGCGCCGTTTGCGTAGTATCGAAGTTGCGTACCGACAACATACAGAGTCGGTAATGCCGTACTTACCCCGTCTCTAAAATCCGTGATTACTTGTGTGCCGGTTACAGAGTTAAATCTCACCCACGTTTCAATGGTGAAGTCGCCGGTTCCAAAAGTCGCAACTGACGCTGTGTTGCGGTAACGTAGGAGGTCCCCCGTCCCGTCAAACGAAATCGAACTCCCGCCGAACTTGCTCTGCGCCGTGCTGATCTGCGCGTTGCCGACCGTCTCCAGGTCGTTGCGCATCGAGTTGTCGAGGATGCCTGCGTTGGTGCCTAACAGGAGCAGTTGCGTGTTCGTGACCGCTGTGAGAGGTGCAGTTGCTGGGGTGAAGTTGGCGGTATATATGGCAGAGCCCCGCACTACTCTGACATTGGACACATACCCATTGACTAGATACTGCGCGGGATACCAGTTCGGTGAAGATCCAATATAGAGTTGTTCGGTGGCGTTAGCACTACCAAAAGTAGATGTGAGGGTTGCAGATACTACAGATACCCCATTTAAATAGCCGGTCACGGTACTGCCATTGCGAACGTACGCCACGTGATTCCACGTATTTAGCTGAAACTGACTACCTGTCGATTGCCGGATATTGGTGCTGCCATCCCATATATCAAACCAATTATTGCCTCCGGTGCTAATCACGCCGAAGTAATTGTTGACAGCATGCGTGGTAAAGAACAATGTGTACGTACCAGACACCCCGCTTCCAAACGCTGTCAGATATACCCACGCCTCAAAACAAAAATTGCCTGTGAAATTCCAAGCAGTAGAAGACTGCGGCGCTGCTAGGTAATCCCCCGTCCCATCAAGATACAGACTGCCGCCTTTCGTCGCCGGGTCATACGGCGCGGCAGCAGTGAACGGCGAGAACGTGCCCTGGGTGGTGTTGCCGTTGCGGGTGATGCTGAAGTTGTTCGTCGAGCCGTCGAGGAACGTGTTGTTCTGCGCGCCGTTGGTGCCGTCACCGGGCAACAGCAGTGTGACAGACGCCCAGTTGGGGTCTCCCCCAGCAGCCGCCTTCAGCGACCCGATCAATCCCTGAACGGCACCGCTCATGTCAGCCCGTTCCCGCTGATGATCCACGAGGTCGAGGTGACCTTCACCGCCGTGGCCATGCCGTAGGCGGCCAGCGTGCGCGAGCCCGTCGCCCCAGACCCAGCGAGGTACATCGTGTCGGTCGTGATCGCAATCGTCACGGTGTTGATCATGTTGATGAACGTGATCGTGGTGCCCACCGGATAGGGTACGTTGGCGTTGCTGTCGATGGTGAACGTGCGGGCGTTGTTGTCCGAGATCGGGTGGACAATGGACTTGCCTTGGTCGGCCATGACCGTCGTGTACGCAGCAGACTGCGAATTGACGGGGATGCCCTTGTATCCTACCGCGTCGGCCTGATTGCTGGATGTGATGCTGCCAACGTTGTTAATCCGAAATCGCTCATTGGCAACCGCAGCGCCATCCGCAGTCGTGGAGAACACAATCGCAGTCGGCAAATCGCCAGCGCTTGGAGCACCGTCAACGACCACAGCAATTTGCGCCACGCTGCTGAATGTCGCGCCGTCTGCCGCCTGCCAGGTAACAGCGCCCAGCGAGTCGCCGTTCTGCACGATGGTCGTTGCCGTAGCCGACGTTCCACGGCTCTTTGACAGGACGTAGTTCGGCCCACTTGCGTCATTTGAGAACCGCCGCAGCAGCACGTTCGCCGCCCCTGCAGTAGCGTCTCCGACGATCTGCACACGTTGAACAGACGGCGCAGCAGTGTCGCCAATGACGACCGGGCCGGCAAAGGTTTGCGTTCCGGTGAAGTTCTGTCCCGCATCCGTGCGGGCCATCGTCGCGTTCGTGGTCGGGAACGTGACCGTAACGCCGTCCGTGCC